ATAAGGCGGGCGTTAAGCGGACGTATATTTCCGCGGGCAAGCACAAGGTCGAAGGCAACGAAACCGAGCCGCTTGGCAAGGAAACACTGGCGTATATTCAGGAAAGCGTGAACCGTTCGTATGAACGCTTCCTAACAAGCGTTGCCGATGGTCGCGGTATCACAAAAGCCCGCGTGGAAGCTGACTTCGGTCAGGGCAGAGTTTTCTACTCGGAAAAGCTCATCGAGCTGGGTATGGCTGACCGTGTCGCAACGCTTGACGAGACACTGGCACGCTTTGGTGCCGAAACCGAGCCAGCATATGTGCGCAGGGTGAAAGCATCTAACGCCGCAAAGGCTGATGCAGCCAGGCTTCTTGCTACTAAAATGGCAACAGGCGAACAGATTACCAAACGCGAATTCGAGAACGGTTTGAAGGGTCTTCTAAATCTATCGAATTCTGAGGCAGAGCGGGCCGCTCGGCTCTACCTCAAGGAAGGTCAGGGGGCTCCTGACGTCGAGACGGATGCTGCTGCTTTGGCAGCCCTAAACCGGCTTTTGGCCGAAGCAAACACACCACTCATCAAAATTTAAGGAGCCACACATGGCTGATAACGTACTTGCCGATAAAATCGGCGAGCTTGGTACTTCGCTTGCCTCCATCAAGGAACAGGTCGGCAATCTCGCTGTAGACTTTACGTCGAAACTTGCTGCTAACGGCGAGGTTTCTGCTGAACTCAAGGAAAAGACCGACAAGGCACTTTCTGAGCTCGGAGACATGACCACACGCCTTGGCGATCTCGAAAAGCGCGCCGCCCGTGAAAAGGACGAGGGCGCCAACGAACAGAAGTCGCTTGGCGACATGGTTATCGACTCTGCCGATTATAAGGCGGGGATGCTGACGGGTGCGTCCCGCGGTTCGATCAAGGTGACGGCAGATCGTGCTGCAATCACTTCGGCCAACACCACTGTGGGCGCTGGTCGTAGTCAGGGCACGTCACTCGTTCCAGGTGCACGCGTGCCGGGCATCTTTGGTCTGCCAGAGCGTACTCTGACGATCCGCGATCTCGTGCTTCCGGGCCAGACTTCTTCGAGCTCTATCGAGTACGTGAAGGAAACCGGCTACACGAACAATGCGGCTCCTGTCGCTGAAACGACTGCAAAGCCATATTCGGACCTGACGTTCGATATGACCTCCGCGCCGGTTCGCACTATTGCTCATCTGTTCAAGGCTTCGCGCCAGATCTTGGACGATGCTCCGGCCCTTCGTTCCTACATCGATGGCCGTGCTCGTTATGGTCTGCGCTTTGCGGAAGAAAATCAGCTACTCAATGGCTCTGGTACTGGCCAGAACATTCACGGTCTGGTTCCGCAGGCAACTGCGTTTAGCCCAGCCTTCACTTTGCCAGGTGCAACAGGTATTGACCGCCTTCGCCTCGCAATCCTTCAGGTGGTTCTTGCTGAGTATCCGGCCACAGCTTTTGTCCTCAATCCAATTGATTGGACGAAGATTGAGCTAACCAAAGATGCGGGCGGCAATTACATCATCGGCAATCCGCAGGGATCGCTGACGCCAACTCTCTGGAACCTGCCAGTGGTTTCCACGCAGGCTATGGCTGCAGGCGAATTCCTCACTGGTGCGTTCAGCTTCGCTGCACAGATCTTCGATCGTCTCGATATCGAAGTGTTGCTGTCGAGCGAGAACGTCGACGACTTCGAAAAGAATATGTTCACGATCCGCGCGGAAGAGCGACTGGCATTCGCCGTCTATCGTCCAGAGTCGTTCGTTACCGGCGACGTCGAAGGCGCTTAATGGGGGACGGGGAGCTTCAGCTCCCCTTTTCCAGATTGGAGAGAACATGACTGATTTTCTAGAAGTTAAAGCCCTAAAGACTTTTGCTCTCGGCAAAGATCTAAAAACTCGCAAGAGCCCGTCTTTCGAAGTTGAAGCTGGCGAAGCTCGACAGCTGGAAGCACAGGGCCTTGTGTCTTTGGCTGGCAAGACAGATGCGACTAAGGAAGCGGACGGCGTCACGCCAGAGAATGGCACCAAGCTCAAGCAGAAGGCGAAATCAGATGGCAGTATCGACAAAGACACGTAAGAAACGGGTCGCCAGCTATATCGGTGCCGGGGTTGTCACTCCAAATCCTCAGCCCGAACCGGAGCCAGAAGTGCCGCCTGAAGGTGGTGGCGATGGCACTAATTGATCCTGCTGTATTCAAGCGTCACCTTCGTGTTTTTCACGACGACGAAGACGACGAGCTGACGCTTTATCTCGTCGCCGCGGAAACTGTGGTCACTGAATACCTCGATCGCGAGGTCGTAGCGGCGGGTCAAACGCCGTCACTTGCTGACGGCATCGTCATTAATGCCGCTATTTCGGCGGCCATTCTGCTTGTCGGTGCAGACCTTTACGAAAATCGCGAGCCTGACACCGCATCCAGCGGAGACGCAGTTTTGCCGAGACATGTTCGAGCGCTGCTCTCGGCGTACCGAGTTTGGCGGGTTGAAGAAGAGGTGCCGTAATGCCCCACGTCCGCTTCTCCGAAGACTTCGACTGGAAGCCGCTCCCGCAAGTCACCATCGCATATAAGGCTGGCTGGTCAGGGCGTGTCACCACACCTTGCGCGAATTCTGCTGTCGCAAGCAACAAGGCTGTACGTCTGAAAACTCCGAAAAAAGGTGAGAAGGATGGCGAAACGTAAGGGCGCAGGCGCGCTCAACAACATCGTCGTCTTTCAGCAGCGCGAAGCGGTGCGGGACGAAGGCGGTGGCACTAGCCAAGAGTGGGTAGACAAGTTCGAAACTTCTGCTCGTTTACAGCCACGCCTAGGTTCCGAAACGGACATTGCGTCCCGTACGCAGGGCATCCAGCCGTATACGCTCGTTGTCAGAAGCGAAACGCGAACAAGAGGCGTTACGCCGTCTTGGCGGGCTAGGAACAAGCGAACCGGTGTTCTTTACGAGATCCAGTCATGTGCCAACCCGGACGAAGTTAATCAGTACATCGAAATGCGCGCTGTCGTGCAGGGCGGTGGCTGATGGCTATCGGTGCTCGTATTCTGGGGCTTGCTAAACTCGAACAGAAGTTCAAGCGCTTGCCGAAAGTCGCTCGCGACATGGTTCGCGGGGCTATGGAGCAGGGTGCTGAAGATATCGTCGATATGATGAAACGTCGTGTTGCTGAAGATGACGGCGCACTACGGGAAAGCATTGGCTGGACGTGGGGTAAAGCACCAAAAGGCAGCATGGTGATCGCGACAGTCGAAGCCAGCCTTGCAGCTGATTGGACAATCACGATCTTTGCAGGAAACAAAGAAGCTTACTACGCTCGCTGGGTTGAGTTTGGCACGGTAGGCTTTGCCAATAAAGGCATGTTTCCAGGCACAAAGAACCCCGGTCAGGGAAAGCAACCATTCTTCTACGTGACGTGGCGAGCCAAAGACAAAGAAACAAAACGCCGTATTCGTCGAGCCATCACCAAAGCAGCAAAAACAGTAGCCGCAGGAGGCTGATGGATGGACCCTGTATGGGAACTTCAAACCGCTATCTATGCGCGGTTATCGCAGAATGCTGCGCTGACAACGCTAATCGGCGCGGACAAGGTCTATGACAATCCTCCCGCAGATCCGAATGGCAACATACCGGCCGCAACTTATCCGTATGTTTCATTCGGCAGCGCTTCGTCTTCTGATGACAGTGCCGATTGCGTTGATGCGGTTGACGTTATTTTCCAAATTAATTGCTGGTCGTCTCTGCCGAGTCAGAAACAGGTTAGGCAAATCGCTGACGCTGTGACCAAGGCACTTAGACGATGGGAACCGCCGCTCACAGTAAATGCTCTCGTCACCTTCGATCCTTGGCGCACTGACTACATCCGCGCTCCCGGCGTCAATCAGGCGTCACTCCAGTACACGGCAGTCATCGAGACGCCGTAGCCCGCACAGTCGGATTTCACCACTCATTCTCTTTTAAGGTCGCCATAGGTGGCCTTTTTTGTTGGAGGCCGCATTGGCTCAAGCAACGACTATCAAGGGCGGCAAATTCCGCGTCCTTATCGGCAACGATGCCGACCCAATTGTATACGAAAACCCATGCGGCTTCACGCAGCGGTCTATTACAATCAACAAGGGCCTCGAAGAGGTCAATGTTCCTGACTGTACCGATCCTGATAAGGTCGATTGGGTTGGGCGCGATGCAACCAGTCTTTCGATGAGTATCAGTGGGGAAGGCGTACTTGCCGCTGAAAGCGTCGATGTTTGGCTAGATGCGGTCGACAGTCTCGAATCCATTCCAGTGAAGGTTGAGTGGGAATTTCCTGCAAAAACCATTACGTGGACCGGCTTCATGCATGTTGAAAGCATTGAGGCGGGCGCAACCAACGGCCAGCGCGCGACGCTGAATGTCAGCTTGCAGTCTGACGGTGTTATGGTTCGCACATCTACGCCGGCTACACCATAATGAGCCGTGACGCATCGATCGAGCTAACCTGGGCGGATGATGATTACACCTTCCGCCTTGGGTGGAGCGAACTCGAAGCACTCCAGGAGGCCTGCGATGCGGGCCCCTGGGTTATTCTTGAGCGGCTTCACAACAAGCAATGCCGGTCTGGTGAGATTGCTGATGTTATCAGGCAGGGGCTCATCGGTGGCGGTTTGAAGCCGCCTGAAGCCACAAAGCTGGTTCAGAGATACGTCAAAGAGCGTGTGTCTGATTTGGCTGAGAATCTCTTATTTGCGATAGCTATTTTGCAAACCGCCCTTCAGGGAGCGCCTGAAGAGCCATTGGGGGAGCCGGGGGCGGCAAGTCAGGAGGGGAACAACTCGACAGTCTCCCCAATGGAAAGATCAGATTTGCCGCAATCTACGGAAACGGTGCAGTTCTAGGATTTACGCCGCAAGACGTTGGCAAAATGTCGATGTGGCAATACATGGCTGCGCTTGATGGTTACATCAAAGCGAATACGCCAGACGAGCCCGGTAAGCTTTCAGAAACCGAGAAAGACGATCTTTGGGATTGGATTAAGGCTGGGTGATGCTGGCCTTACCAATACTTTACGCCGATGTTCTTATCATGCCATGCCCGTCCGACTGTGTAGTTTAGACACCGGTCAACTTCGCCTCGGGCTTTCGCAAAGCTATCAGCGTGACCGTCCGGACTGCCGTTCTTCCAAGAGTTCAGGGCTTTTACCCAAACATCGCAATCGGCCTCGTAGTCCCTAAGTGCTTGTTCTGCGCTAGCTGAACGCGCCGCAGCAACATACTGCGCAGCCCGGTACTCATTCCAAAAATAGTACCCGACGAACGCGATAACCGCGATGCAGGCCGCGCCGACCAATACTTTCATCCACATCCCCAAGTTCGCGTGACTGCGAGCTTTTTTTCTTATCAGGACATCGTTTAGTATGGCAAGAACCGACCTCGAAAGTCTGGTTGTTCAGCTTTCTGCTGACTTCAAGTCATTTGAAAAAAGCCTGGCCCGCGCCAACGATGTTTCTAATCGCCAATTTAATGCGATTGAACGACGCGCCCGCCAGATGAACAAGAATCTGGATAGTATTTTCACGCGCTCGTTTAGCGGCCTCACGGCACCGCTCGCCGGAATCGGCGCTGCACTCGGTGTCGATCAGCTTCGCAAGATGACTGATACGTGGACGGATATGACGTCCCGCGTCAATCTTGCCGCAGGGTCGATCGATAAAGGTACCGAGGTCATGGGCCGTCTCGGCGACATGGCTCGCCGTACGTATTCGGATCTGACCCAAACAGCCGAAAGCTATCTATCCAATGCTACAGCTGTTCGCGAGCTTGGATATAACACCGATGAATCGCTAAACTACACCGAGGCGTTGAACAATGCGCTCGTGGTTTCAGGAGCTAAGGGCGATCGAGCTGCACGAGTTATCGATGCGCTCGCCAAAGCTATGGCGACCGGCAAGTTGCAAGGCGATAACCTCAATACGGTGATTGAATCCGGCGGCCGCGTTGCGGAAGCGTTGGCAGCTGGTCTTGATACGACAGTTGGCGGCCTGCGCAAGCTTGGTTCGCAGGGCAAGATCACGGGCAACGACATTGTTCGCGGCCTATCGAGCCAGATGGAAACGCTGCGTCAGGAAGCGGCCGACATGCCAGCGACGATCGGCGACGGCTTTACGCTTCTGAATAATGCTCTGCTTCAGTATGTTGGCAATGCTGACAGCGCAGCTGGCGTATCTGCGAAGATTTCCGAAGCGCTGGTCATGATTGCCGACAACTTCGACAAGGTTGCAGATGGCGCTTTGCAGGTTGCCGCGGTAATCGCTGGTGCCCTAGTGGGGCGTTCGCTCGCGGGTATGATCCGTACATTAGGTCTTGCTGGTACTGCACTGGCGAGTTTCACTAAGGCGTTGGCAGCTGCCCGGACTATGGGTGGCCTTACTACAGCCTTCGGTGGCCTTGGTGCCGCTGCTGGCCCTGTTGGTATGATCATCGGCGGTGCTGTCGTTGGTTCCCTAGCACTCTATTCTGCCAATGCAGCAGATGCCTCCAATCGGTCACAGAAGTTCGAAAAGGACTTGGAATCGTTAGGACTTCTGGCTCCGCGTGTTGCTGAAGGAATCGAGAGTGCAGCTGTTTCCCTTGAAAAATTGGGGAAAGAAAAAACTGCACAGAAGATTCGTTCTATCGCTGATGAGCTTGATCGAATTCGGAACGGTGGAAACTTTGGCGCGGTAGGCGACGAACTGAATGCTATCGCGGGCAAAGCTAGGTCTGGTGGAGTCATCAGGCTTTGGGATGATGATGCTGATAGCAAGGCGCGCACCGAAATCATTGAACTGACTGCCGGTCTGCAGAATATGCAGATTACAACTGACAAAGTTCGAGAGCGAATGAATGCTATTCGCTCCACGCCGATCAGCGATCCAGTCAAAGACCTTGCCAATGAGTTAGACCGTTCTGCTCAGAAAATGGCGGCATTACAGGCGCAATCGATTTCCTACGGCGAAATGCCGGGGCTCAAGGTCGCGCAAGAGGAGATCAACGCTGTTATCAGCGACTTTGATCGACTCGAAAAAATGGAAATTATCACATCTGAGCAGCGCAAAGCCTTAGAGGATGCGCTGAGAAAGCTGCGCGATACTGGCGATGGGGCGGTTGAGGCGCGCGCTGCGCTCGCATCGATAGGCGGCGTTAGCTTTAGCACAACGCTGAGCGGCCTTGATGGGTTGATTGATCGTGTCTCGACGCTCTACCAGCAGTTGGCGATTGCCCAACAGGTTATGGGCCAGATATCCGGTGCGCAAAATGCCATCGAAGATCGCTCGACCCGTTCAGCTAAAGATCCATACATCATGCAGCGTGAAGCTGCGAATGAGTATGAACGCGATCAGATGCGGTTGGCGGCGCTCAGCAAAAAGGAACACGCGCTCGAAATGGAGCGCAAGAAAGTTCGCGACGCAGCCACTAGAGATGGCATAGCTCTCGAAGCGGATGCTATCGACCGAATCGCGAAAGCGAACCTTGCCGCACAGGAAAGCCGAACCGCCGAAGGCAAGAAGCCGAAGAAAGAAAAAAAGACACCGGCTGAAAAATTCGACACTACGGTTCAGGACGCTAACGACCGGACAGCTGCACTTGTCGCGGAAACTGAGGCTCTTCGCCAGATCAATCCACTAATTGATGATTACGGCTTCGCAGCTGAAAAGGCACGCACCGAGCAGGAGTTGCTTAATGCAGCTCAAAAGGCTGGCATTGCCATCACTCCTGAA